TAGGCGTAATGTCCGCCCAGGTACCGCCGTAGTAGACGTAAACCTTCTTGTTCGTGCCGACGGCAACGTAGGGGGAGCCCTCGAGGTCCGTCCAGGTGAAGACTTCGCTCGGCATACCCACCAAATAGGCCGTGGTTTCGCCAAACGGGGCCCAACCGCCGACCTTTTCAGGCAGCCCATAGCGAAACCGGACGTAATCGGAGTCGATCCATCCGCCTTCCGCGCCGTATTCGGTGTTTTGCTTATCTACACCCGGCTTTAAAAAGAGTCTAAGTAGTGGCATACGCGCATCCTACTTGATTGGACCGCCGACGAGCCAGGCGTCACAGGTCCGATCGCCAGCGCACTTAAAGTGAAAGAGTTCGCAGTACCCGAGATTGGCCGCCGCGACCACATCCGGGGCGTAATTCTCGTGTTCCATCTCCTCGTCGTAGTCATGGATGCCCTTCTCGATACAGGCAATCATCTCTGGGGTCTGGATGAACGCCGCACAGTTGCCACAGCGGGCCTTCTTGGCCTCGCGCACCGTGGTCTGCCACAGCTCGGCCTTCTTGTCCCAAAAAGCACGCGACTCGGACTCCGGGTTCAACGGCCCGTAGCCATACTCCTCGATCGCATTGTTGCGATTCTTGAGGTTGACATGGATATCCACCGTCGCTTCCGGGCAGCCCTTCTGGCCCCGCTCATACGACTTACGAATCTCCTGCCCAATCGCGTCCTTTTTGACACTCGCCATGCTTCACCTGTACTGCGCCGTCTTGCGAGCGATCGCCTTCGGCTGCTTTACAAACTGTTTGCCTTTCGCTTTGCCCTTGCGCTTGGCCGCGGTCGTGCGCGCGTACTCCTGCGGGGACAACGCCTTAATCGCGGCCTCGGGCAAGTACCGCTCGCCCGTCTTGCTCGAGGGCTTGCCAGACTTCGTACGCCACTTCTGGGCCGTCCAATCCTTCAACGACTGCTGTGGTGCGCGCATGTTAGTCCCTGTACCCGCCGCCGGCGGCCTTATAACGCTTCGCCAAGAGCTGTGCTTTCCTCGCGGACCATTTTCCTGCGCCCGTGCCCTGCGTACTGGCAGACTTGATGGAGCTGAACAGACGCTTGCGCAGCTCGGGCTTCGTATAGTTACCCGCTGCGTTGACCTTACTCTTGGCTTTCTTCCTCACGGCAAAGTTCCTCCGCTGGCTGCCGGCATGGTCGTCACCTGGATGGCGATATGCTGCTTCAGGTTCAACAACTGCCCGCAGTCCGAGCAGGTATCTGCATTAAGCTCCGCCTCATCGAGGTCGTACCCACAGGCACCGCAATAGACTTCAATCACATGCGCGGGCTCGACCAGGCCTTGGCCCGTGGTCCGCGGTTCGAGTGCAATTCGCATTAGGATACTCCTGCAAGGTACATGGCCCGCTCGTCGTTTCGGCGCTTGACCAAGCCTGGCAGCACACGGCCCGCGGCCTTGGTCCATTTTAGAAACTCATCCGCCGCTTCTTCAAAGTCTCCCCGGCTAGTCTTCATCCGAAGGGAAGAACGCTGGAGATTGCCAAGACCCACGTTGAAGGCAAAACTGACGAGAGAATCGAAGACTCCCTGACGACCAACAGCAGCAGGGCAAAGTCGAACCACACCACGCTCAAACCGGCCAAGGTCTTGAGAAAGAATCCGATCCACTTCGTCCATCGTGAGGGTGCGATCCCAGCCGTCGGGTATCTGTAAATTTCGTCGCTCCTCAAACGGCACCTTGGCGTGGTTAGGGTCTATGACATGACCTACCGCAATCGTCCACAATAAAGCAGGACACCTGTAAGGGCGTGTTCTGACACCCTCATGGCATTTCACAAGTTTAATAAGATCAGGGCTTACTTTCATATCTGCACCTGTCAAAGTGGTATCGGCGCATATTGCCGCCACCACCTGATACACCGCACTTTGGGCAAGTAACGATTTGGCGCTTTCCTTTGCAGGATTGACTTAACTTGTTTCTAAACTCGGGGTCAGAAAGACGCTTGGCAGCGCCATCACGATACCGCTCCAAGTTAATGCGCTTTACCTTGCCGCCAGTGTGGTCCAGAGCAAGGTTATAAAGTTGATCTTGCGGAATCTCTGCAAGAAGAAAGTCTTCCAATTCTCTTGCCTGATCAATATTTTCCGTTTCGCAGACAACATCAAACGAAAATTGAGATATGTCTTGCTTGGTTCCACGCAAAGAACGAATAGTAGCCGGGTGATTCCCGTTTTTTAAGTATGACTTTTGGCAGATAAGCCTTTTCTTAATATTGCCACTACTGCCGATATATACCTTTCCGGCAACGACATTCCTTATTGCGTATACCCCAATCATTTTTGCGAGAACGCTCTGCCACCAAAATGGAACGCAATGATGGACGCCAGAATTGCCATCTCATCGTCGCTGAATACGTTTTCCATCGCAATCGCAAAGGGAATGCCGGTTGTGTAGGCATACCAAACGCCAGCCACGTTCAGCGCGACCAACTCCAGCACGAAAATGTACGTCACAACAGGACGGACGCTGGCACGCAGGTTAATCATCCACTGACTTGCGCCCTTGCCGATCTCGATGTCGTGCTGGTACAAAGCCTGTCGCTCCTCGCCAGCCGTCTGCGTCTGGATTTGCTCCAGTTTGATTTCCTCAACCCGTGCCTGCGCGATAAACCCACGCTCTGCCAATGCTAACTCGCGCTCTTTCTGGGCTGCGACAAGAGCCAGTTCGTGCTTTTTGTCCTGCCGGTCTTGGAAGATTTGCAGAATCTTGGGCAGTCCACCTGCAAGGAACGACAGGAAAGTGCTAATCATGGTCATCATTCCCAATTACTCCTTTCGGCCTTTATTGGTTAGATCAAACAAAGACTTCACCTTTTCCTCAAGCACAGCAACACGCAAGTCAAGTTTAGACAGAACGATAATCAGCGTAATCAGCGCCAGAATAACGGGCCAAGCACGAGTGAATATCTCAAAGATGTCCATTACTTGCTTCGCTCCTCCATCAGTTTGACGCGCACCTGCAAGTCATGGATGTCCTCCATGATGTCGTCTTTCAATTCTTGACGACGGGCCGCGCTTAATGGGCTATCGGTAGGTACACCTTCAGGCGTAATCAACGCGGGCATCTTGCTCTCAACCGACATCAGACGATTGTTGAACGATGCAATTTCCGTGAGCAACCAGCCGACAGCGGCCAGCAGCACTGGGAACAACATATCCACAATCTTCTGCATATTCACCTTTGCAACGCCTCCAGCAACAGCATACCCATGCTGCCCAACGCGCCTAACAAGATGACGATGATGACACCGCCAACCTTCAGTACCAGTTGCTCCAGACGCTTGAGCCGAGCGTGGATGGCCTCGTAGCGCACAGCGCAAACGTCTATATGCGAGGTCACGGTGACCTCCAGTTCTTGTACCGATGTCATTGCTTTACTTCATCCGGCACAGGCACCTGCGGGTCAGCCTGTTCCTTGATCTTGACCATCAGCGGCCACGCCCCCGTCTTGCTCGGCAAGTCACCGAGCAGCGAGAGGATGAAGTTCACTTCGTTAATGTCGAGGTCTAGTTTGATCACTTGGCAGCATCCTGTAGCGGCTTCAAGTCTTCGTTCGTCCAGAAGTCCTTGGCAAGCATGATGTTGAGGTGTTCCTTATTGCGCTTGACGCAATCGGCCCAGTCCTCGTCCTTCATGCCTTCCGGCTTACCGGCGTTCAGCAGGTTCACCGAGTCCATGGCGGCGCTGTAGTGGCGTGCGACTTCTTCAGCGGTCGGGGTTTCGATGGGGGTAACGGGGGTTTCGACTTCCGTCATTTTCAAGCTCCTTTGGTTTCAAGTTGCGCCACACGGGCGCGGAGGGATTGCAGTTCAGCGATGATGTTGGCGATAAATTCTGAGTTGCTGTAGTCCATTGCCTGCATACGCTCGTTATCTTTTTCGCCAGTGGCAACCGCAGTGCGAGACACTGACTGCGCTTCGTGCGCGATCAAACCGACGAACACGCTACCGTCAGCCTTCCAAGTGCCTTCCACGGGCTTGAGCGAGTCAATGTATGCGCCGCTGTTGGTGACAGGGCCGGTAATGTTTTTCAGCCGGTAGTCGGAAGCAGTGTTGTAAGAAGTTCCGGTTCCGTTTGTGCTGATCGTTCCACGCTCTGCCCAAGTTGTTCCGTCACCAAAACCGATGTGATATCGAGTGCCGGATGTGGTAGTTACGTGACTGCAAAGAGTGAAATACGAATTGTTGTTTATCTGTGCAGAGATGGCGTCTTGTGAACTTACTGCACTAGAAACGATTTTTGCCGTAACTCCCGTGCGTGATGTTGCACTCGTCGTCCCAACCAACCAATCCCCACTGTTATTAAAAATCCCCCTCGGATTCCCATCCCCATCAGACAGCACGATGTAGTTGCTTGCTGTGCGAATGTCTAGGCCACCAGAGTTTCCATCAAAACGACCGATGATGACGTTGTTACTGCCAGTGGTCATAACATCGCCAGAGCGATAGCCAAGGAACGTGTTGGCGCTTCCAGTTGTAACTGCTTGACCAGAACCGTTACCAAGGAACATATTGGCAGAACCAGTGCTCAACGAGAAACCGGGGGGATTTTGGACGCTTGAAATAACGCCGCCAAGCAAAATGTTGTAAGTGCCTGTGTGACTTACTGCGCCGCCGTTGTAGGCACACTCCTGTCCAATTGCAATGTTCCCCGTGCCAGTTGTAAAGTTTCGACCAGCGCGGAAACCCACAAATACTGAGTCTGCCCCAGTTGTAATTTCATAACCCGCACTTAGACCAACAAACGTGTTTTGTGCGCCAGTGGTCGTGCTATACCCCGCCTGATAACCAACAGCAGTGTTGTTAGAGGCGGTGGTGTTAGAACGAAGCGACTGCAATCCAATTGCCACATTGTATGAACCAGTTGTATTTAGATACAACGCTTGGCGGCCAAAAGCAGAATTCTCTACGCCAGTTGTATTTGTGTACATTGCTTGCACACCAACAGCAGTCATCTCTGCGCCAGTAGTATTGCTATACCCAGCCTGATAGCCGACAGCCGTGTTGTTGGAGGCGGTGGTGTTGTTATATAGAGATTGAAAACCAACACCAGTGTTGTTTGAGCCACTTGTGTTTATGGTAAGGACTTGATAGCCAACCGCGACGTTGGAGGAACCCGATCCGCTAGCACCGTTAATGGTTCCGCGACCAACGGATACGTTGTAAGTTCCACTTGAGTTGTTGTACTGTGCGTTATATCCAACAGCGGTGTTATCACCTGCGGTATTGCTATAAAGCGCACCCGATCCGATTGCGGTGATTCCTAGTCCAGTTATGTTGGTATATGCAGCCTGATATCCGACTGCCGTGTTGTTGGAGGCGGTGGAGTTGGAGTAGAGCGCACTAGTTCCAAGCGCCGTGTTGTACGAACCTGACGTTGTTGAATACAGCGCCTGTATACCGAAAGCATTGTTTGCTTCGCCAGACGTATTGGAATACAACGCCTGATAGCCAAACGCTTGAATCGGATCTCCAGCGTTTTTATTGTATCCCGCTTGATATCCAACTAGCGTATTGCTGCTTCTGGTTTGGTTGCTATATCCAGCCTGATACCCCACAGCCGTATTGTTAGAGGCGGTGGTGTTGGAGAAGAGAGCGTTATTTCCAAGCGCGACGTTATATGAACCAGTGGTGTTGGAGTACAAAGCCGTATAGCCATATGCGTCATTAAATGCGCCGGTTGAATTTGTGAATAACGCACGATCACCAACAGCGGTGACATTAGAGCCAGACGTTACGTTGTTAGCCGCCCTATTACCAACAGCCGTGTTACCTGCAGTAGTGGAATTTTCAAGTGCTTGATAGCCAACAGCAGTATTGTTATTGCTTGCGCTGTTGGTTTTGATTGCTTGATAGCCAATCGCCGTATTTTGTGCGCCAGTCGTATTTGCAGTTAGCGCACTAACACCCACCGCCGTATTGCTTGTAACATTGCCCCCGCCCTGACCGACAGCCATGCCGTCGATGGTGGCTTGGTTGGTGCTGACGAGCGTGTTGGCCGTGAGCGTCGTGCCGTCAAACGTGAGGTTGGTGGAGTCCGTCAGGTTTCCACTTGCGCCAGCGTATGTAACGCGACCCGAAGTAAGAGAGGAGTCCGCGAAGTTAGCTGCGGTCAGCGTCGTGCCGTCGAACGTGAGGTTGGCAGATCCGACCTGCTGCTTCGAGGCATTGAGGTACTGAACCTGGTTGGCCGTGCCGCCGTTGACCGTTACGGTCGAAGAGGTGGCAAGCGTCGTGAACGAGCCCGTCGAGGCGCTGTTCGCGCCGATCGGCGTGCCGTCGATCGCACCGCCGTTGATGTCCACGTAGTCATCCATGTAGATGACGTCGGTGCCGTTGACGTAAAGGTGTGCTTTGCGACCGTTCGGGACCGTGATGCCCGTGCCGGCCGAAGTCTTGACCGTGATGCTCTGGCCGCCGGTCGTATTGTTCTGGACGATGTACTGCTTCTGGATCGTCGGGACAACCAGTTCGCGGGTTCCCGTCAGACTCAACGCGGAAGTGACATTTAAGACCAGCGCACGCGCGGTCTGTGCCGAGTTAGTGTCCGTATAGGTCAGCGTCAGGTTGGCATCCGACAGATAGTCTGGGTTGCCGTAGCCGACAATGGCCTGCTCGAGCGCCGTGCCGAGGTTGGTGTTGGTAACCGTGCCCCAGGTACCGGAGTTCTCGCCGGTCGCTTGAAGCTCGATCTTCAGGTTTGTTGAGTAGGAACTAGGCATGTGAGTATCCCTTTACGTCGAAATCTGAGTCCAAACCACCGTGTTTCCGTCGTTGACTATGACCCAATTTTGTGTCTGCGAGTCATCGACATTCTGCCAGTTAGGCGTCTGATTGTCATTAATCACGCCCCAGACGAGTACCGTTCCGACTTCGCCTGTTCCAGAAACCCCTACCAGTGTGACATTGGCATCGGAGGTGGTTGTAACCGACCCAACTTGGCCTGTGGCAGAGACGCCCGAGACGGGCACGTTTTGTTCGGTGACGATGGTGACATCGCCAAGCGCCATGGTTCCTTGAACGCCTGTGAGCGTGACGCTTGCCGTGCCCGTAATGCTGACGGAGCCTACGGCCCCTGTGGCAAAGACGCCCGTGACAAGGACATCGGTACCGGCGGTGACCGTGACAGAGCCGACTTCGCCCGTCCCCTCGACGCCAATAACCGATACGTTGGCCGTGCCCGTGGCCTGCGCGGTGCCGATCGCACCCGTGGCCTGCACGCCCGTGAGACTGACGTTAGCGTCCGCGGCAATCGTGACGGATCCGACCTGGCCCGTCGCTTGAAGCCCAGTGACCGGGACGTTCGCGCCGGCATTGATCGTAACGGTGCCGACTTCGCCGGTGCCCTCAACGCCCGTAAGGCTGACTTCGGCTGTGCCCGTGACTTGGACCGAGCCTACGGATCCTGTGGCTTCAAGCCCCGTAACAGGGACGTCCGCGCCGGCTGTAACAGTAACCGTACCGACTTCGCCAGTCGCAAAAACGCCCGTAAGGCTGACGTTGGCGTCAGCCGCAATAGTGACGGAGCCAACCTGGCCCGTCCCCGTCGGAAGTGCCGCGAGGCTCTCACCCCAAGGATCGTCGCCCCAGCCTACGCCAGAAGCATTCCACCCTTGGAAAGCAACGGTA